GATGCGGTCTGTCATGCTGCCGCCCTCTGGCCATAGGCGCGCACGCGGGCGACCATCGCCTGTAGTTCGTTGTTGAACTTGGCGAGTTCGTCCATCAGCATGTCGATGTAGGTTTCATCGCGCTCGCTGCGCTTCACGAACATCGGCATGCCCGGCCAGTACACGCACAGATCAACCCACTTGCGGCCGGTGACCAGCAGCGCACCCTGGCACTGGGCGACATGCTCGGGCGGGAAGCGATCGGCGTCGTGGGTGGCAATCAGCAGCTCGGGCTTTTGCGTCTTGATCTCCAGCACGCCGTCGTCGCCCAGCAAGGCGTCGGGGCTGCAACCGACATAGGCCCGCCGCACGAAGCCCACGCGCGTCGGCCGGGTATTGTTCCAGCCGAAAATGTAGTTGGCGCGGGCTTCATCCTCCATCCGGTTGCCGCGCTCCATTTCGGGAGAGCGGAATGTTTCGGCCGGCTGGCCGGTGATGATCTCGCCGGCAAGGCGGCGCATGTAGGTTGCGCGCACCTTGCCCTCACCCTTGGCCAGCACGTCCTTGAAGCACGACGCGGTTGGAATGCCCAACCGCGCCTGAAACCATTCCGGCGTGCCCTGCACGCAGTCGATGATCTCCACCGTCATTGCGTTTTCCACTTGCTGGCGCCCGGCGATTTCGGCCAGGCGATGATCTTCTGCCGCAGCATCTCGAACAGCGATGCCGGCACCTCGGCCAGATTATCGTGGCCCAGCGTCTTGACCAGCAGTTCCACCCATTCCTGCTGCACGTCGGGATCGCAGTATTCGCGCGCCTTCTCCCACACGAATTGCATCTGCTCGGTGTTGAGCAATTCGCCGGTGTTGGCCTTGCCGCGGCTGGCGGCGTTGCCGTCGTCATCCTCGACCGCGAGGTTGAAGATGCCCAGCAGCAGGTAGCGGCGGCCGTAGGTGAAGGCCGAGCCGGTGGCGTGGGTGCGGGTCATCACATCGCGCCCCTGTGCACCTTTGCCATCGGCCGGCATATCGATGTGATAGGTGCGCTTGTAGCCGGCTTGATGCGACAGGAACGCCAGCACCCTGATCCAGCCATCCTGATCGGCGGGGCCGGTGTCGAACTCAACGATGATGCCGTGCTTGGAGTAGATCGGCCGCACCGCCTGGATCACGGCCGCGAGGGTGGCGTACTTGGAGCGGGTGGAGGGGTTGCTGGCGTCCTTGGCGACCGGCTCCAGTTCCTGCTCCACCAGGGAGCGAGCGCGGATATATTCCTGCTCGGCGAGGTCGGCCTCGATCTCGCGCTTGAGGGCGTAGATTTCCCGCACGCGCTCAAGCGGCATCGACACGTCGCGCAACGCGCGTTCGAACACATGCAGGATCGGCGGTATTTGGTTTTGCAAATTATCCGGTAGGTGGTTCGGTTTTACGTCCAAGGTGAGGCGCTGGGCTTCGATGGTCATGGTTGTTTGTCCTTGTAGGCGTATGTCGATTTGCCGCTCAGGATCAGTTTCAAAGTATCGCTGGTCCGGTTGGTAGCTTCTGCCTCACGGCGCATGGCATCCCAGGCGCGGCGCTGACGGCGGTTGCCGTTGGGCTTGGGTTGGGCGACGTGCCGGTGAATGGTTTGCTTGAAGTTTCGCAGCACACCCTTGATGCCGGCGGTTTGGGTGGCGCCTTTACTCATCGCTTCCTCCTCTTCTTGCTGGCGGTAAGTTCCTCGCGCACGACCGCCCTCACGGCGGCCATCAAAGCCTCGGCCTCGGTCGCGATCTGATGGTCGATGTATTTCTTGTAGCCGTCGGTGACCGACCAGAAGTTGCTGGTGTGCTCGATCGCCTCGACCATGCCGGTCTTGCATGCTTCGCGGATCATGGGCCTGAGCATGTGCTCCTGCACACGGATTGGCTTGGGCGGCTTGGGCTTGGGCGGACGCCGTGGCCGACCGCTTTCGCGTGTTAGGCGACGTTTTTGACTGCGAGTTGCGGTCGCATATTTGGGGGGCGTGCTCACAGCGGTATCTCGTCGTTGAGGCCGTCGACGGCACCGCCACCCATGCCAGTGAGTTGCTCGCCCTTGTAGACAAGCTTGCCCTTGCTGGGATTAAGCAACCGCTTGCGCTGGGCGACGAGCTTCTGCAGTTCGTTGGCGGCGCGGAACAGCTTGCGCTGCCACCGCTCGATCGCCTCGGCGTTGGCGGCGAGCTTGCCCTGCCGGCTCTCGATCCGCAGGTCGACGCGCTCGGGATCGTAGTCGGTCATTGTGAACACTCCTCGCAGGCCCATGTTTCAAGCTGGTAGGCCCATGTGCGCGATAGTGGGCGTTTCTTGCCGCAGCAGTCGCACTCGCCGAAAGGCTGATCGTCGTCGCGCTCGTCGTCGGGCGAGGCCAGTTTCCAGAGATCGTAGTTGCTAAAGCAGGGCATCAACTCCACCCCCTCGGCCTTAGCGATGGCGGCGCGGGCGGTGTCTACAAGTTCCTTCGGCCCGATGTAGTGAGTTGCCTCGCCGTTGAGATAGTCGGCGCGCGGATGCGCCTTGTTGACGATGGCTTGTAGCGCCGCCAGCAGATCGGGCGCGGCTGCGATCAGGCGGGCGTTGGCCTTGGTGCTGTCGGCATGCATTGTGCCCAAGCGAACCACGACGTGATGACCGCCCCGTATTTCACTGTTGATAGGGCTACCGCTCGCGGCGTTCGCCGCCTCGCTGTGGATCGTCCACGGCCCCGGTGTGTGCGTGCTCATCACTCTGCTCCATCCGATGCGTCCAACTCGGCGTCCTTGCGGGCCTGCTCGACCTGCTCGCGCAGTTCCTTCACGCGCTCGCGGTCCAGCGGCATCGCCATTCCAAACTCGGCGATCTCGAGCCGGATTTGGAGGGCGCGGAAGTGCTGTTTGGGGGTCATTTGGTCACCAGTTTTTGCAGATACCGCTCAGCGGCGCGCTTGGTGGCAAACCGCGCACGGACGTAGTAGCCCGACACGTATTCGTCGGTGACCACGTATTCCTTGGTGGCGGGATCGCGAGAGATACCGCACCACAAGCGGGTGCCGAGGGGGGTACGGTAGTCGCGCTGGGCGTGCTCGGTGGGGGTCATGTCACGCTTCCACTTCGGTGACGGTGATGCTGTCACCAGCCCGCATGGGGCATCCGGCGGCGATGTCGAGGACGGCGGCGCGGATGTCTTCCTCGTCATCCACGATGCGGACATCGAGGGTGCCCGCGCTATTTCGAAGTTCGATCTTGTAGGTCATGTCACAGCCCTCCCCAGCTATGAACGGCAAGCTGCGCCTGCTCGATGGTCTTGGCGTCGAACTCGACGGCATGCTCGGAGGCATCGCACCACACCAGCCATTGGCCATGCAGCTTGCGGGCGCGATATTCGTCATGGCTGTGGGGGGTGCTGAAGGCGGCGGCGAGGTACTTGGCGACTGCTTGGTTCATCTGCTTGCTCCTGTTTCGATGACCTCGTATGTCACAAACTGTGACACCTGTCAACAGGAATATACCGGGGCGGCGTGCGTCACCACCGCCCCGGGCCATAGTTGCGGGAGCCTTACGGCGGGGCTATATATCACACTCTTGAAAACAGCCACATGGTGTGTCATGGCTAGGCGGATGAATATCGCCACCGCAACCGAAGCAATCAACGCACTGGGCGGCACCAACAAGGTGGCCAAGCTGTTCGGTCTGTCCTATCGGGTGGTCAGCAACTGGCACACCCGCGGCCTGCCGCCGGATACCTACTACGTGATGGCGCCGCGGTTGACCGCGCGCGGCTGCAAGTTTTCCCCGCTGCTGTTCGCGCAGAAGGAAACCCGCCGCCGGCTCACCCCGGCGAACTCGCCCACGCCCTAACCACAGGAGTTAGCATGGCCGACCGATTGCACGACCTCGTCGTGGGCCTGCAGCGCATGGCCGAGAGCGCCCGCGCCCGCAGCGACGATCTGCGCTACATCCAGCAGCGCGATACCGACGAGCATCTGCAATGGCTCGACAGCCTGCTGGCCATGGTGGAGAAGGTGCGGGGCGTGCTGATCGAGGAGCGGCAGGCGTTCCTGCCGGGGCAGCGCGAGCGGCCGACGCAAATTCCGCAAACTCCGCAGCAAACTCAGCAAATGCCGCGGGTGGTCCGGCAGGGCCCGAAGGAAGCCGCCGGGTGACGCGCATCGCGCCCGGCTCGACCGTGTTTCGGATCGAGCTGGTGGCGCGGCCGGGGGTGGACGCCGTGCGCGCATTGCGGGCGCTGCTCAAGATCGCATTGCGCACGTTCGATCTGCGCTGCGTCGAGGCGCGCGAGATCGAATAACGCCCGGGAGGCGACGGTGAGCCTCGATCCGGCAACATTGCAGCGGCTCATCCGCCTGCTCGGCATGCTGGGCTCGGCCCACGACGGCGAGGTCGCCAATGCCGGCCGCATGGCCGACCGGCTGATCCGCCAGCACGGCGTGACCTGGGCGCAGGTCGTGCTGCCGGTGCTGGTCAAGCCACCACCGCCTGAGGACAGCGAGCCGGCAAGCGCGGACCAGTGGCGCGAGGTGGCGCGCACCATTCTCGATCGCTGGGGCGACATGCTGCGCGAGCGCGAACTGCATTTCGTGGAGCAAATGACGGAGTGGCGCGGCCGGCCAACCGAGAAGCAACAGGCCTGGTTGCTCAACATCGCCGCGCGCTTCAAGGGCCGATAGAATAATCCTCTACACCATATCTGGTAGCATTTACCTTATCCACAACTAGTGACATTTTCCGATCTTTACCGTTGCCGACTCGCGGCAAATCAGCCGTTATGGCTGCAGCCGGGGCCTGGGGCAGGCCAGCCCTGTCGTCTTCCCGAATAGGACGACGCCCCGGCAACCTATTCGGGCAGATCATGACATTAGGCCGGGCAGAACGAGAGCAATGGGAGCGCGAGAGCGGCCAGGATCGCTACACCAATGGCAATGGCCAGGGGGTGTTCGAGCCGCTTGATGTATGGGATGCCGGCCGAGCAAACCTGAGTGCCATCCCGCCGCGACAATGGCTGCTCGGCAACCAATTCTGCCGCGGCTATCTCTCCTCGATCACCGGCGCCGGGGCGGTCGGCAAGACCGCGCTGCGGTTGCTGCAGTTCATATCGCTGGCCACCGGCCGAGAACTGTCGGGCCAGCACGTCTTCAAGCGATCGCGCGTGCTGATGATCAGCCTGGAGGATGACGACGAGGAAATGGGGCGCCGGATCAAGGCGATGCTCGATTGCTACCAAATCCCGCAGAGCGAACTTGATGACTACCTGTTCTGCTGCTGCCCCAAAGGCAGCAAACTTGCTTTGTTGCACCAGCGTCAACGCATCATCGGGCCGCTCAAAGCGCAAATCTGCGAGGCCATCGAGCGGTTCGAGCCCGACCTCTTGAGCCTCGATCCGTTCGTGAAGACGCACTCCCTGTCAGAGAACGACAACGGCGACATGGACTACGTCTGTGATCTGCTGGCGGCGATCGCGATCGACTACAACATCGCCGTCGATACTCCGCACCACGTCCACAAGGGCACCCTAACACCAGGCGATGCCAATGCCGGCCGCGGTGCCTCCGGCATCAAGGATGCCGCCCGGCTGGTCTACACCCTCTCCACCATGAGCAAGGAGGAGGGCGAGCAGTTCGACATCGGCCCAGATGATCGCGCCAGTTATGTCCGGCTCGATCCCGCCAAGATCAACATCGCCAAGCACGCCAGCGTGGCGATCTGGTTCCGACTGCACAGCCAGCCGATCGGCAACGGCACAGAGGACTATCCCGGGGGCGACGACATGCAGGTCGCCAGGCCGTGGACACCGCCCTCCGCATGGGAAGGTACCTCCTCGCCTAGCCTCAACGCCGTCTTGGACGACCTCGCCGCCGGCAATGACAAGGGCCAGCGATATTCCGATGCCGGCGCCGCCAAGGATCGCGCCGCCTGGCGCGTGATCCAAAACCACCACCCCGACAAGACCGAGGAGCAGTGCAAGGCCATCATCCGCGCCTGGCTCAAAACCGGCCTGCTCTACGTCGATGACTGCAAAGACCCGGTCAGGCGGGAAGACACCCGCGGCATCTTCGTCAACAACACCAAAAGACCATCGTGAAAACCGCCCCAATGACCCAATTTCATTCGAGCGCCCATTCGGGCAATTTTGCCCGCCCGAATGAACCTTGGCCTATAGTAAAGTTCATTCGGGCAAGTGCGCCCGATTGCCCTTTGACCGCTTGGGCGTTCAATCGGGCGGC